CAGGGCGCGGAGCAGATTTTCGGATCAATGAGTGCTGGAGGTGGCGGTCATAACTGGGCGCAGGCGCTCGCGAATGATCAACCAATGCAGCTTCAGCCTATGCAGGGCGCAAACCCGCAACAAGCGGCAGCACTTTCCAATTTCCTCACCAATCTAACCCGCCGTAGGACGGTCTGACATGTCTTCAATCTATGACTGGAGCCTGCTTGCTGCGAGCAATGCCAACTCCGACGACAATATCAATTGGGCAGAAGGTCAGCCACCTTCCAGCGTGAATAACTCTGCACGCTCCATGATGCAGCGCATCCGCGAACTACTTTCTGATCTGGGCGCGGTTAGTCAGACGACAGGGACAACCAATACGATAGCTTTTTCGTCAAAAAGCCCATTCAGCGCCTATGTTGACGGCATCCGGTTAACGTTTCGTGCGAGCAATACCAACACGGGTGCTGCCACTCTCAACGTGAATTCAATTGGTTCAAAGCCAATATTCATGATCGGAACTACTGGGGTATCGGCGCTGTTGGCGGGGAATATCACAGCAAACGGCATCTACGAAGTGATCTATTCAACTGCGTTGGACACTGGTTCTGGTGGCTGGATACTGCTTAATCCAACGGCTCAATACGAACCTGTTGGCGCCCTCAAGATAATGGCCGCGCCTATCGCTCCACAAGGATTTCTCTACTGCAATGGAGCGGCTGTATCGCGTACCACGTATGCTGCGCTGTTCAATTACATAGGGACAAGGTTCGGCGCCGGAGACAACAGCACCACCTTTAATCTCCCAGACTTCAGAGGCGATTTTATTAGAGGTTGGGATGACGGGCGGGGAGTCGATCCAGGCCGCGTTTTCGGTGCACGACAGCTATCCCAAAACCTCGCCCACACCCATACCGTTAGCGGGTCTACGTCAGTGGACGGCTTGCATGTGCACACCTTCCCCAATCTGCGCGTCGGCAATCCGGGAGCCGGGTACGATTTTGTTAATTCGTCGGGCAGTCTGAATGCTATCCCGATGAACATATCCGTTAACGCAGCCGGTGCACACAGCCACACCTTTTCAGGTTCTTCATCGTCAAGCGGGGGCGCGGAAGCGCGCCCAGTCAACAACACTGGCTATATCTGCATCAAATATTGAGGGTAGTACCATGGCAGATAGCGTTCTCCCGGCTGCGATAGGCAGCATCAAAGACGCTTCAAAAATCAGAGTTGTCATCTACGCAAACGGCAAACTTGTGCATGTATCTCTTGCCGAGTTGCTGGCCGCTGCATCTAGTTAAGAGGCCTTAGCAAATGGCTGTACCTTATCACACACATACATTCGAAATACCAACTGCCTCAAAAGCAGATGTGGAGGCTGGCACCCGCGACGACGTGGCAGCAACGCCAGCCGCTTTAGGCTCAGCGGCAACCAAGGATGTTTCTTACTTCGCCACCGCAAGCCAAGGCGGGAATGCTGACACTGCTGTCCAGTCGGTTAACGGGAAAACTGGAACAGCGATAACGTTGGACAAGTCGGATATCGGCTTGGGCAGCGTTGATAATACCTCCGATATCAATAAACCTGTCAGCACAGCAATGCAGGCTGCGCTTGATGCGAAGGCCGATACGACAAGTCTTGGAACAGCCGCCTATTCGAATACGGACGCCTTCGCCACCGCTGCGCAGGGTGTGAAGGCGGATAGTGCAGTGCAGCCAGCAAGATTGATTTCGACAGGTACGGGTCTAACGGGCGGCGGTAGCCTTTCTGCGGATCGGACACTTGCGCTTAATCCTGCTTCAATTGCATCGCTCGCGAAGGCGGATAGTGCCGTCCAACCGTCCCGTGCAGTCCATGCGGGGGCAGGCCTTTCCGGTGGTGGCGATCTTTCGGCGGATCGGACACTTGCGCTTAATTCGGCTTCTCTTTCATCGCTCGCTAAGGCAGATACAGCACTACAGGCCCCCGGTGGCTCCACTGGTCAGGTGTTAACGAAAAACAGTGAAACGGATAATGATGTTTCTTGGCAGACCGTCGCAGCCGCGACTGCTGTATCATATGCCCCGCAAGCGTTGAACAGCGCCCAGCAAGCGCAGGCGAGAGCAAACATCAAGGCACCTACCGGCGACATTCGCAATGTGTTGATTAACCCTCTTTTCTCGATCAATCAGAGAAGCGTATCGGGTACGGTGACTTTGACGGCGGGCAATTACGGCCATGACCGGATGAAGGCTGGCGCTTCTGGTTGCACTTACACATTCTCTACAAACAATGGCGTGACGACGATTAACATCACGTCTGGGACACTCCAACAGATTGTAGAAGCGTCTTCTTTCGCAGGCCGCGCCGGGACTTACGTGCTTTCATGG